AAGCATCTACCTTTGCCCACTCTGAAGGAATATAGTTAACAGTTAGTTCTAGGTCAGGAGCATCTGACTGAGCACCGATAGACTGAGTCTGGGCTTGACCATACACAGGTACCTTAACGATGTTAGCAGGTGTACCAAAGCTAGGCATGTCGCGAATGTTTTTAATTTCGACGAAGTCTGCAGCAGTAGCAAAATTGGTCTTGAGGTTAGCTTCAGTGATAGAGCCGGGAACTGCATCACGAGAAACAGCAAGAGCTGAGAACTGTGCAGCTGAAATTGAAGTTGGGAAAGTCATTAGTTATTCTCCGTAATATGAAAAAGGAACAGAGTAGTCTGCCCTAGAAAGAGTTGAATCATCTGGGTCTGGACCCATAAAAGTTAAAGAGCTTACGCTAGTTTGAATATTATATGCCAGTAATTTATTTTGAAAAGTATTATCAAGAAGAGTAGAGATAGAGGCTGGTTGTTTTTGTCCAGAACCTGCAACATAGTAAACACTTACTACGACGAGACCAGTAACTAATTTGTTATCTCGGTACGCAAATTGATTTGCTTTTCCAGTTATTACATTGATCTTAAGAAAGGGCACTGAAGCGACAGTACCTCTATAGTCGGAAGGATAAACGGGCAAATTTGCTAGTAAGTTGTTTTGAGGTAAGGAATAGAATGTATTAATGATTTCTTCAAACATTAAACACTCCTTACTTTTAGTTGCGTAATTCCTGGGAAAGTTTCTAACTTCTCAAAACGATAAGTAGAACCACCAAAAGTTATAGTAGAATAACGAGAGCCATCTAAATCTTTTGTTCTTATAATTAACTCTTTTTCAATATTTAGATTACTATCTAAGACTGAACTTACTTCAATAAATTCAACTGAGTAGGGTTGTTCATCAGAAATAAGTGTGCCAGTACTGAAATTAAAGCCTAGGGCAGTCTCTTCCGAGAGAATACCTAATTGGACTAAGTCTCCTGCAGCGGTAAAAGCTTGTTCTACTGCAGAGTCAATTGTTTGTGAAAGACTCATTAGTTTGACCTCCACCAACTCCCTTGAGCAATAGTACCTTGACTAAAAACTAAAGGAGCAATTAGCTGCCTTACTTCTGTAGGAACCAAAGGTACTTGTGGCGAAGAGCTACGACCTGCATCACTATTTGTCAAACTAATAGGACCAATAGAAATAGAGTCATAGGTAGCTTCATAACCTCCAATTGCTGAGGGGTATTTGACAAGATGTAATGCTAAGTAAGATACTGCTTTTTGTAGCCTAAGAGGCAACTCTCCTTGTTCACAAGTAACATGAAGAGACAGCATAGGGTCATAAAAACTAAGTTTAGCTCTAGGCCAAGAAAGAGACTGAGACGACGTTACCGCCGTCCCAATCCATTCATTTTGGTCCAGAATTCGAGTTGCATCAACTAGCGCCTGTTCTTGCTGATCAGAGCTTGCTGCTTCCCAAGAAGGGTTATCTGCAAGATAGTTGTCAGCAGACTCTAGATAAGAATTTTCAAATAGTGTTAGCGCCATGATGCCTCCTCAAGTTAAGGTGCTACTGCTACACAGCGGCGAGCATACCGACGAAGAAGAGTCATTAGACGATCATCATTTTCTTCAAGTTTGAATTTAGTGATGAAAGCTTCTAGGTCTACTGAGACGCCTGTAGCGGTTGTTACATAAACTGGTTTTTCAGCCATTTCTATACCACCGATTAAGCGTGTAGAATTGGGAGAATACCTAGGTTTAGAGGATCCATAGTACGGGTCCAAGAACCAGCAGTCCCAAGAGTTGCGTTAGTAGCAAAGTTGTTAGTAGCACCAACCCAGTCATAACCCATTGGATGGGCAACGAAGCCATAACGATACCAGATGTTGGTTGAACCACCACCGGCGTATGAGGCAGGGTTACGATCAACTTCGGTAGCGACTGGCATTGGGATTTCACGGAAAGCAACTGAACCGGGCTTCACGAGGAAAGTGGTTTTGGTTGATTGGTCGTTAACGTTAGCTGAAGTAGCTAGGTTGCCTTGAGCAGCACGAGTTAGGACTAGACGGAACTTACCACCAAAGATAGTTGTAAATTCTAGATTACCATCACGTACACGATCTTGGTCGATTAGGTTAGCACCACGAAGGTCTGCTAGGACTTCAGGAGAAGTAACCATATAGACATAATCGGGTTCGTAGTCCTTGTAGAACATACCCATGGCACGGAATAGACGCTCACCACGAGCAGCACCAACTTCTGAAGCGTCTACTAGTTTACGAGCATCGCCTGCACCAGTAGCAGCAGCACCAAAGGAACCAGCAGCGTTGACGTCAATGAAAGCACCGACAGAACCTGAAGGAACTGTGTCGAAGTTAACAACACCAGCACCTAGAGCAACTTCAGCAGCGGCAACACCCTTCATGATTGAAAGAACAGCGTTATGCTCGTCTTGTGCGCGTGACTGTGCGAAGTTACGAGCGAAGAAAGCTAGACCGTCTTGTTGTGAGATGATGCGCTGTAGGTTAACTTGCTCTGCACCGATAGTACGAGCATTCTTAACATAGTTAGCAATGTCGGTTGAGATAGTTGAATAGTTACCATCAGTTGCTGAAGTTAGAGAAGCATTGTTGATAGTAGCTGAGAGTGGTTTGTACCAGCGTAGCTGACCAGCGAAACCTTCACCGTTAGGATCTAGCTCAGTTGAAGCTGCGACCATACCAGTTGAGTTAATACGCTTCTCTTCAGTCCAGCGCTCTTCTGCATAAGCAGAAATAGCAACTGCTACGTTCTGGAAGTTAAGATGATTAATAGCCATTTTTGTTGTACCTTTTTAGTTTTATTTAGACTTTTAGAAAGTCATTGTTCCTAGTTTACCTGAGTCTGCAAGTGACAGAAGTTCTTCAGTACTCATCCCACTTAGTGTTTTAGGGCGAGTAACTACAGTTGAACCTTTGTTACTGTTAGAGCCAGCACCTGAGTTCTCTTTTTGTTTAAAGAGGAAATCCTTGTTAGGATCCTTAGCGAAAGCCTTTAGATAGTCATTAATACTAGCACCAGACTTATGCACCCATGAACCATCTTGATCTTGCACAAGTTCAGGGAGAATTGTTTTAAACGCAGTTTCACGTGCGAAGTCATTACGGAAGTCGAGAGAACCTAAGTGCTTCTCTAGTTCACGATCTCGAGTTAGCGAAGTCAATCGTTCCTGCAGAATACGATTATTTTCTTCAAGCTCCGCATTCTTTAGCTTTGAAGCTTCATAATGCTTTCCTTCATCTTCGAGTTGTTTGCGTTGTTTGTCTTGAGCTTCTGATTTTAGCTTAGCGTTTTCACGTACTAGCTCTTCAGATTTCTTATAAGCTTTGTCAACGTTAGCCTTCATTTGCTTAAGCTCGTCAGCCACTAATTGTTTTAGTAGAGCTTGATGCTCTTCCGCAAGAGAAGCTTTCTTTTGAGAAAGGTCTTGGGAGTTAGTGTCATTATTATCGTCTTCGTTATTATTGACATTATCGTCGTTTGAATCAGCCATAGTTATAGTATTTCCTTTTTCTGCACAGCATTTGTTTTGAACTAGAGGTACAACAATAGTTCTTATGGTCTATGGTTTTTGTGGCGAGGGACTAGAGACTCGAACTCTAACTTACAGTCTGGAGACTGTAGTGCTACCATTACACTAATCCTACATAGGGGCGGTTGTTTAAAGTCCAACCGGACGACTATAAGGGACTCTTCGGGGTGCGCCGACCGCTTAGGTGATCTCACAGGCTTAGCCTTAGAAGCGTGAAGAGTCTATTATTTTACTGCTTTCTCCACAGGAGCTTTCTTCTCAGTAGGAGCAGGAGCCTCTACTACAGAGTCTACAACAGTTTGTAGTTTACGCCATTGAGCTGAGTTAGGTCCTTCAACAGGGATGCCTTCAGCAAAGGTTGAGAACCATTCTTTAAATTCTTTTAATTTCATGTTTATACCAAGTATTAGTGAGTTGAGATTTAAAATCACAAAAAGAACAAAAAAGAAAAGGATTCTTGTTGTTCCATACTTGTAATTCTTTTACTTTTCCTTTTTTACAATTAGGGCAAAGAGAGTCAGGATACAAATAGTAATCACGAGTCATGGTTTACCTCAAAGAAAAAGAAAGGAAAGTGGAGAAGGAGCAGGAAAAGGGGTTAACCTCTTCCCACTCCCACAGGAGTTTCAACCCCCTCTTCTTTATAGCTAAGAGGTGGTTACTCCCCAGACAAAGCATTTAACTGAGCTAAACCAAGAAGAAAGTAAGCAGTCTCTCGAGTCATATTACCAGACCGAACTAGCATCTCGTCATCTTTAGTGACGATCAACATTAGAACTTCTTGAACTTCTTCTTTCATAGAGACTAACTCGTCGATTACTTCGTTGATTTCACTACGGTCATCAACAGCCTTAACAGGTTGCTTATTAAAAATATTTACAATCTTATCAGTCATTTGTTTTCCTCATGGACCCCAACCATAGTAGTCATATCCATTCTTTAAGGGTGCAGTGATTTCTTCTGGTTTAAAGCCGGGACTAAAGTAGCCAAGGTCTTCAGCTTCTTTGAGATATTTAAAGTATAGCTCATCTGGTAACCCTTCTTCACGAAGTGCTTCTAGAGTCTTCTTAACTTTTGGATATTGAGCAAAACGTTTATAGATTTCTCTTACTTCTGAAAGTAAAGGATCAATCTCGTTGATGTTTAGAGCAGCAGCGTCATGAATAGTAGAAGTAGGAATACCTACCTTACGACCCCAAAGGTGTAGTTGCCGAACGACTGAAGCATCGTCAGCATGCGTCTTTTTACATGTTCTTTTTAGTTCGTTAAGCTAAAAAGGTATTTCTGAATTTTTCATTCAATTCTAAGAATTCTTCGTAAGAGTCTTTAGCAGTATCTTTGTAACTTCCTCTATAACGCTTACCATTTACTCTTAGTGAGCAACGATACTTGCATCTTTTTGAGTCATAGTGTACGTTATTGAAACCACTAGTATTAGTCTTATGTTTTAATCTATTCCAAGAATTTTGTAATGGAGTAACTAAACGTAAATTTTCAATTCGGTTATCAGAACGGTTATTGTTAATATGGTCTATTACTAGACCTTCTGGAATTTCTCCAAAATGTAATTTCCAAACAATTCTATGCTCTTTTTCAACAGTGTTGAAACATCGAACATCTCGATAGCCATCTTGTTTAAAGCAACCAGCAACGGTATCCTTCTTAGGACCATACTTATTAGTTCCTTTCCAATAAAGCTTTCCTTCTTTATAATAAACGTAGTCATTCCAATTCATACTTTACTCCTTTATATTTCTATAAAGAGCAGACCATCTCATCCCACTCTTCTTTATAGCTAAGAGGGGTTGGGCGCTTCGGACCACTTGGTCCTATGGATTTCATCTGCTATACTAGCAGGTGTATCCTGGTCGTTACACTTTCAAAAGCCTCACGGCTTAAGCTTAGCACGGTATTGTCTACAGCCTTACCTGTTTAGAGTTTCACCGTTTTCACCCAATTTTTTAACGGCACGCTTTCTACCGTTAACACCTAGTCCAAGTCTCACATCACCTACCTGACCTTTACCAAGTAGCTTACCGTCTTCTGCAGACATCTGATATATGTTACGAATATACCGTTTAGACTGAGGATCAAAGA